CTTACAAGCCAGAAGATTTTGAAATTGAAGAGTGTGCCGAGCTAAACCCGGACATTGAAGATCACATCCAGTACGGAGTGGAGCAATTTGATTACTTTGTAGGTAAGATTAAGAAGCATGGTTTTGCGGAAGACTATCAATTAGCAGTAGGCGGTGAAGGTAATTTCCGATATGATATTGCTCAGCAACTTCCATATAAGGGGATGAGAAAAGACAAACCCCTATTGTTCTCGGAGATTAAAGAGGCAATCCTTCAGAAATATAGGAACAAGGTTGTTGTTGTGAATGGGGAGGAAGCCGACGATTACCTCTCCAAGAAAGGCTTTGAGAACTACAAACACTTCCGTAAAACTGGAGAATGGAAGTGGCTCCTAAGTTTTTTGGACAAAGATCTCAAGCAAGTGATTTCTCCTTATTTTATCTATGGAGATACTGAACCTGAGATTGTAATACCAACACCCTATGATTGTGCTGAACACTTGTGTATGCAGATGCTATGTGGTGATTTGAGTACAGATAATATTCCGGGGTTGCCAAACTTCACAGCGGATATTCAAGAGAAGTACAACCTAGGTAAGACACGGGGAATTGGTAAAGCAAATGCTATGAAGTATCTGGAAGGTGCAGGTACAATTAAAGAACTGTTCAATCGTGTATGTGAAGCCTACAAGAGTTATTACGGAGAAGAAAAGAAAGACTTCACTACTTGGGATGGGGAGGTGTTGAAATGGAATTGGCTTGACTACTTACAAGACAGTGCTCAGCTTCTCTGGCTCCGTAGGGAAGATAATGAGATTTACAACATACGGGACACACTTAACCGATTGGAGATTGAGTATGAATAAGATCACTGAAGAACAACTGCTTGAATATGTATCAGAGGTTGGAGAGTTTGAGAAAGAGCACAGGAAATACAGCAGTTTCTATTGCTGGGTTAGCCACACCATTACAGAAGAAGATGTTAAAATTCTGGCTGGAGAAGGTCTAGACGCCTCCGATTTCCTGAATGTCTGTGTATCGCGTAGTGGCATGTGGGATGATAGCTATGGTACGGAGTGGGATGACGCAACCTACGAAAAGGTGGAAGAGTATCAAGAGCTTGTCCCTGAAGTTGTTATCCCTGAGCACTATGTCACTAAGACTCGGACACAAGAGTTTAAGCCAACGTGGAACTGACACATGACGGTTCCTAGTAAGCTTGATTTAAAGAAGAGAGAGGATAAGTTAAAGTCTTTCTTGAAGAAACTCGGACCCGATGGTAAACCACAAGAGAAGCATGTTGTTAGTGTTGTTCGTTCTGCAATACGTTCTGCTTGGATGAAGTCAGATGTGAAGTTAGCGTACTTGTATATGAATACAATTCCTGATATGGATGACAGTACGAGAACGAAGTGGCTTACTAAGTGTGAGATTTGTGAAGGGTTGTTCAAGTTGAATGAAGTGCAGATTGATCATAAACTCGGCAACCACAGCTTCACTAAGGTTGAAGACTTTGAGAACTACTTCAATAACATCCTAATGGTTGGTTTTGATGACTTACAGATACTGTGTGTGGAGTGCCACGAGTGCAAGACGTTGCAGGAAAAGCAAGGGCTTACTTGGGAAGAAGCTAAAGCAACTAAAGAAGCTATTAGACTACAGAAAGCTAAGCTTGATACACAATGGCTGAAAGAAAATGGCATAATTCCAGCCAGCAACTCAGCTAAGCGAAGAATTCAGATTGTAGAACGACTAATGGAGGAGAAAGAAAATGAGTGATGTTAAGGCAAACAAAACTTACATCATTAGGAACAAGGAGACAAAAGAATTGTTCCGTGCAGCTTCCGGCAAAACTTCTTGGAAGGCTCCGGGTCATGCGAAGAATGCTTTTAATCAGACAGTTGCTTATGGACGATCAGCAGAGCGATACGGCTTGAAAGTGATTGTAGAAGAGAAACGTTGGGGAACAGATATTCACGGACCTAAGTTTTCTGAGCAAGATGTCTATGAGATTGTAGAGCTTAAACCTGAGTCAGAAGATACCCTTGCTCGCGCTGTTGAGATTTTAAAGCAAGTGATGGGACGTTGTGACGGTGTTGTATTTGATATGATTTATGGTTTTCTAGAGGAGATTGGAGAAAATGAATAAATATGAAGAGATGCTTGAGCTAGACAAGGATAATTTATTTGCTTGTTGGTTCTTTGCAGAGATTGTTCAGTTTGGTGTGTTTGCTAATGTGTTTATGAACCAGCTTGGTGTTGTGTGATGGAAGATCAAGCGGGATATAAGCTTGGGTATGAGGATGCTCTTATCCAGTGTCTTGTAAATACAAAAGAGCTAATCAATGAGCTTGGAGAAGAGCAAGGGTTGAAAGCTGTTCGAGATTGGCTTAAACATGAGATTAAGAGTATGGGAGATGAAGAATGAACACTTTAGTTTTACATAGACCAGAAGCAGGAGATTGGACTGTAGCCTATCTGAATGACAAACTCATTTACGAGGGACACAGTGGTTTGAATGACCTTTCTTGGGAAGTATTGTGTTCACTTGGGGTGGAAGTTAAGACAGTAGAATATTCTGATGAAGAGTTTCAGGAGAAGTTCTAAATGAAAGAAGACATTTATTATACAAATCTAATGATAAAGCTTGAGAAGCTTGAAGATAAGATTGAACGTCTTGAAAAGATTCTTCTTTCTCATCCTATTGAGCTGAAGACAAACTTCACCATTGAGAAGCCAATTACACCAGAAGACTTTAGCAGCTTTCTGGAATTTGGAGAAAACTTCCGCACTAACGCTAATTAAGGAGATTAAATTTTGCGACACCTATTTCTACCAGACGTACAGGCAAAAGAGGGAGTTCCACTGCAACATCTTGAAGCAGCAGGAAACTATATCGTAAAGAAGCAACCAGAAGTGATTGTGTGTATTGGTGATTTTGCTGATATGCCGAGCTTGAGTTCTTACGATGTAGGTAAGAAAAGCTTTGAAGGGCGTATGTACACCAAGGATGTTGAAGCTTCTCGTAAAGCTATGGACATTCTTCTTGGCCCCCTGAAGCAATACAATATGCAGCAGGCTCTTAACCGCAAGAAGCAATATAAACCTCGTATGGTTATGTGCTACGGTAATCACTGCCAAGGTCGTATTGAGCGTGCTATTGAGAATGACCGTAAGCTTGAAGGTTTGATTTCAGTAAACGATCTTGGTTTTGCTGAGGCGGGATGGGAATGTCACAACTTTCTAGACATTGTGAATATTGATGGAATTCGTTACAGCCATTACTTCGTAAACCCAAATAGCTTGTTGAAGAATTGTGTTGGTGGTAACATTGATGCAAAGCTCAAGAATCTTGGTTGGTCATTCAGCATGGGTCACCAACAAACTTTGCAATACGGCGTGCAATATCTTCCAGATGGTGAATGTCGTCAAGGTCTGGTTGCAGGTGCCTTCTATCTCCATGACGAAGGATATATGGGCGGTCAAGGTAATAAGAGTCATTGGCGCGGTATTGTGATGAAGAACCAAGTTGAGAATGGTAGGTACGATCCTTGCTTTGTCTCTATGAAGTATCTTTTGGACAAATACCTGTAACCGCTTGACAGACAAAAGAAAAGATGAAACAATACGCAGCATGGACGACAAGGAAGGGAAAGGATTCCCACAGAGATATTAGAGAGGAGAAAGAATTGAAACTGAAGGTAAAACGTTTGTATCCAGAAGCTAAGCTTCCAACTTATGCAACAGAAGGGGCTGCTTGTTTTGACATCTCTACATATCTTAATGGGGATGTAGATCATGGTGAAGCACATGTATTTTCTACAGGTCTTGCATTTGAAATCCCAGAAGATCATGTTATGCTAGTCTTCAGTCGTAGTGGTCACGGGTTTAAGAATGATGTGCGTCTTTCTAATTGCGTTGCCGTGATCGACAGCGATTTTCGTGGAGAATTGATGATTAAATTAGCCTGTGATAAGCCGGGTTGGGGTCTTGAGATTAATGCCGGGGAGAGGATTGCTCAGGCCATGGTTATCCCTGTAAAGCAAGTGCAGTTTGAAGAAGTAGATGAGCTTAAGTCTACGAAGCGTGGTGATAAAGGGTTGGGATCGACGGGACGTTAGATGTCTAACATTCGTTACATCTAAGTAAGGTTGTTGTGCAGACGTAACAAAGGAGGAGTGAGATGAAGGTTCGAGTGATGGTTGATGATTATGAGTATATGGGGTTGATGAAGGGCTCTGTACATGATGCTTCTGTGTACACAAACTCTTTGGGTCGGGTAGAATATAGATTTACATTAAACGGTAAGCAATGGTCTCTCTATTCGACATGCGTTGACCCCATTCCACAAGAATGCCGTAGCTCCTATTGTGAGTGTGAAGAGGGCAAGTGCTCTGGTGGTAAGATTGATATGCGTGCTGATGAGGCTCGTAAAATAATGGAAAAAGGACCGATTAAACCTAATTCCCCAATCAAATCTGATGGTGGGAGTAGCACATACTACGATTTGAATATCCCAGAGTGGTTGCTGTATACTCTCAACGAACGTCAGAAAGAGGGGAAGTGCTACATTAAAACTGAGGAGATGATTAGTGCTTTCTTCGGTAATGACTTTTCCTTCGGGACGGCCTTGAAAAGTCTTGTCAGAGCTTGGGGAATTAAGATTGGAGCTGGTAAGGCTGGTAATGATATGAAGTATGAGACGGGTAAGATTCATTATTACGCCGATAAGATTTTGGAACAGCATGAGGAGAAGAAGTGATGGATGATCGTCTGGAAGAGCGCTACGTTGTGGTTAAACTGAAAGGTTTAGACGAGGATCAAGTAGCCAATCTTTGGTGTACTTTGTGGGATAATAATATACAGACCACAGACTGTGTTGTCGTAGAGTCCGATTGGGGTTGTTACAAGCGTGTGGTCGATATTGTGCTAGGGGAGGAGGTTTAATTGAGTTACGATTTTATTAAAGTGCGTGTTGTTGGTGTCACCCAACCAGTTCTGGATTTTATTCCAGATAGCGAAGGCATTCTGTCTTATGCAGCACGGGTGAGCAGTCCTCAGAACCAAGGAAACTTTGATACAGCAGCCAAGCTTTTGAAGTATTGCGTAGAGCATAAACACTACTCGGTCTTTGAAACTGCTAATATTACGATGGAGGTAGAAGCTCCACGAGACATTGCAAGGCAACTGCTTCGTCACCGTAGCTTTACATTCCAAGAGTTCAGTCAACGCTATGCAGAAAGCACAGACTTCATTACTCGTGAATGTAGGCTACAGGATCATAAAAATCGCCAGAATAGCATGGATAGTGAAGACACTGGTACAAATCTTTGGTGGGAAACAGAACAAGAGAATCTAGTAGACCACATCCTGTGGCTTTATAAAGAAGCTCTTGAAAAGGGGGTTGCTAAAGAAGTTGCTCGTGTTATCCTCCCCGAAGGTCTTACGATGAGTAAACTTTATGTGAATGGAACTGTTCGCTCTTGGCTTCATTATTGCGAGCTACGCGACGGGAACGGGACACAACGAGAGCATGAGGATTTGGCTAAGAAGTGTAAAGTCGAAGTGCTAAAGCATTTCCCCTTTCTTGAAAATGTTTGGAAGGAGTAATTTATGTTTATTCAAAACGAAGAGCTTCCGATTGAATGGTGGATTGAAGAAGTAGTTACTCTTGTAAAGCATGTAGAAGGAATTCCAAAGAAAGATTCTCGTCTTCGTGTGCAAGAGAACCTTAGTGAATTCATCTGGTATTACGAGGCTGCATTGACTCCTCGCCAAGCGGTTGATAAGTTCTGGATGGGAGATAAGAAATGAGTGGTGTACATTATGCAAAAAGCTTTTATGACCTGATGCAAAATGCAGAGTTTAAGAAAGCTGTCGTAGAAGAAGATAAAAAGAAAATGGAAGAGCTGTTGTTTTCTATTGGCTTTGATATCTCACAAGGGTATGATCTGGTTTCTGTTCTACATCGTCCAGAGACAACTAAAGAACCTTGGATGGGGGTAAGGGTTGAGGGCTTTGAACGTACAGACAAAGCTTGGTTAGACAGTCCTTATGCAAGCCTTGAGGCGCACATTGCAGCTTGCCCAGATGCGAGTAAACGAGTACACTTGGCGATGCTCAACCCCCGTGGGGCGATTAGCTCTTGGGAAGATGACTGATATAAAAGAATTTTGAGGAGAGGAAATTGCTTAAGAATGTAATTAAGAACAACGGTGTTGTAGAAGAGTTTAGTGCAGAGAAGCTTAATAAGTGGGCACAATATGCCACTAAAACAGGCGGTAACTGGTCTGAGATTGCAATGGAAACGTATAAGCGTCTCCCTGAGACAGCAAAGTCCTCTGATATTCACCAGATGATGATTAATGTTTGTTTGGACAAGGAAGATATTAACTATTCCCGCATTGCTGCACGTCTTGAACAAGCAAGCCTTCGTAAGAATATGGAGCGTGTTCTTGGTGTATCTGATCGGGACAGTTTTAAAGCAATCTTTGAAGCAATGATTCGTGGTGGTGTTTGGGATGAAAAGACTATGCCTGAATACAACCCGGTATGGGAAAGTTGGTATGAGGAGATTTATCCAACTAAGCTTGAATACTGGCAAATTGTTCAGTGGGGCGATAAGTATGCTATTCGTAAGGATGATGTACCTGTAGAAACTCCTCACATTGGTTGCATTGGCATTGGTCTTGGCTTGCATGGTGATACGCAAGAAGCTTTTGATCTTGCTAAAGCTTTGGTAGAAGGAAAAGTAAATCTTCCAACCCCTGCACTTAACGGTATTCGCACAGGAGATTTTGATACCATTAGTTGCTGCATTATCACCGGAGGGGATAGCGTAGACAGTATTGGTGTTGCCGAACACATTGCTTATAAGATGACGGCAAAGAAAGCAGGCATCGGTATTGAGTTTGATACGCGCTCGAAAGGGGCACCAGTTAAAGGTGGGGCTGTAAAGCATTTGGGTAAACACCCGATTTATTCTACCCTCGACAAAGCTGTAAAGATGTTTACTCAGATTAGCCGTGGCGGTAGTGCTACAGTTACTTTTAAGTGTATTGATCCTGAAGTAGAAAGTATTGTTCTTTGGAAAACTCAGAGGGTAGATATCGAAACTCGTCTGGATAAGATGGACTACAGCTTTGCTTATAACGATGCTTTCTTGCAGGCTGTTATCAATAATGAAGACTGGTATCTGTTTGATTTGACTGAGGCACCAGAGATTCACGAAGCTTTCTATGTGCTGAAGGCGGATAAATATAACTCCGTAGTCAAAGGTTGTATTGAAAAGGGTAAGAAGTTTAAGAAACTAAAAGCCCGTGATCTACTAAAGAGTGTGTTGATTGCTCGTAATGAAACAGGGCGTATGTACTCCATTAACGTGACTCGTGTTAATGAGCATACGCCATTTATTGACGTTATCCGACTGTCAAATTTATGCGTTGCACCAGAAACACAGATTCTGACTAAGCAAGGGTATATTCCTATTGCCGAATTGGAGGGCGAGAAAGTAGATGTGTGGAACGGTAAAGAATGGTCTGAGGTTGATGTAGTAAAGACAGGTGTAAATCAAAAACTCGTCAAAGTTACCACTAACAGCGGGTACGAGCTTGAATGCACGCCTTACCACAAATTCTATATTTCAACTGCATACCACAGCCCGTATAAGGAAGTGCGTGCTTGTGATTTGAAGCCGGGGGATAAGTTGGCCAAATTTGACCTACCTGTTGTGGAAGGGCATGAAGAGCTTGAAAATGCCTATATTAACGGGTTCTACTCTGGTGATGGTTGTTTGACAGATCAGGGTCAACGTATCTACTTGTACGGAGAAAAGCGAGAACTTGCGGGGTTTTTCAACGGTGGAGGTAAGTGGACGGTCCAAGATGAATTTAATCGGCAATACAAACACTTCCGCACTTTGAAAGATAAGTTCTTCGTTCCGTCCAACGGGTTTACGGTAAAAAGTAGACTTGATTGGTTGGCGGGCTACCTCGATGCAGACGGTTGTGTCTACAGGAATGGGGATAATGAGCAGATTGTTGCATCTTCAGTAGAAAAGAATTTTCTGCGTGAAGTCCAGATGATGCTTCAAACTCTTGGTATTTCAGCAAAGATTACTAAGATGGGCGAAGAAGGTTTCCGACTGATGCCTGCTAATGATGGTACTGGAGAGCTAAAGGAGTTTTGGTGTCAGGAGAGTTATCGTCTGCTGATTACAAGCTGTGACGCATACAAGTTGCAAACAATGGGACTGAAGCCGAATCGTCTTAAGCTAACTATGCAAAAGCCTCAGCGGGATGCTAAACAATTTGTAAAAGTTGTTTCTGTGGTGGATGAGTGCCGAGTTGATGATACATACTGCTTCACAGAGCCAAAGCGTCACATGGGCATGTTTAATGGTCTGTTGACGGGTCAGTGTCAAGAAATTACACTCCCTACAAAAGCTTACAAGAATATGCAAGACTTGTATGCCGAAGAGTCAGAAGCTGAAACTGCTTTTTGTACACTTTCAGCAATTAATGTTGGTAAAGTAAGTTTTGAAGAGTATGAGTATGTGGCCGAAGTTGCTTTGCGTGCTGTAGACAAGATGATTGACAAAGCGCCAATGATGACAGCTTCAATGAAGAACAGCATCATGCGTCGTCGTAGTGCAGGGGTTGGTATTACGGGGTTGGCTGGAGCGCTGTATCGTGAAGGTCTTGATTATGATGGTAGCGAAGAGTCTTTTACCTTTGTGAGCAAAATTGCTGAAACCCATTACTTTTATCTTCTGAAAGCTTCTCAGAAATTGGCAGAAGAAAGTGGCTATGCTGTTGAGGGTATTAAGAAAGATTGGTTGCCTGTTGACACTCGCGTGAACAAAGGCTACACTCTGACGCTTGATTGGGAGTCGCTTCGTGGTAAGCCCCGTAAGCATTCTGTGCTAGCTGCACATATGCCTACAGAGTCAAGTGCTGTGTTCTGTGATGCAGATAACAGCTTGTACCCACCACGGCAGAAAGTGATTAACAAGAAATCTCGGAAAGGTATCATTCAGTATATCTCGAAAGATTGGACGCCGGGTAAGAAACTGGCTTGGGACGTGGACAACATTACTTTGTCCAAGTATTATTCCAGAGTACAGGATTTTACTGACCAAGCTATCAGTGCTGATTACTACTTTGATCCGAGTAAATATGAAGATGAGAAGAAGCCGCTAAGTGAGCTTATGAAGGAATGGGTAGCACAGGCTAAGGCCGGGAATAAGACCCAGTACTACATGAACACCCGCGACTACAACGGAGGTGGTGTTCAAGGTATCCTTGGTGCTACACAACCTGAAGAGGAAGCTTGCGAAAGCTGCAAACTTTAAGTAAGATAGGGGCTGAAATATGCCCCTTTATTTAGGAGAGAAAAATGTCTGTATTTAATGCAAATAACAAAGGTTATGAAAGTAACAAATACCCACTATTCCTTGGGGAAGATTTGGGATTGTTTGACACAGTAAATATTGCTTACCCCGAACTTGAAGACTTGTATCAAAAGCAGGTCAGCCAGATTTGGAACGAGAATGAAGTGTCTCTGACACAAGACAAACAGGATATGATGAATGCCCCTAAAGATGTTGTTGATCTTATGGTGAAAACAATCTCATGGCAACATCTCGCAGACAGTGTGGCCTCCAAGTCTATTGCGGGTCTTCTTATGCGTTATGTTACCAACTCTGAACTTGAGGGCTTGATTAACGCTTGGTCTTTCTTTGAGACAATTCACGCTCGGACATACAGCCACATTGTAAAGCAGACGGTGGTTAATCCAAACCAAGTGCTACGTGACACGTACAACAACATGGACATTGTCTCCCGTAGTGGTGCTATTGTTAAAGCTTTTGACCAACTTGAAGCTCTACCAGTGGATGCAACAATTGAGGAAAAACGCAAAGCTATTGCTCTGGCATTCGCTGCACTGTTTGCCCTCGAAGCTATTGCATTTATGAGTAGCTTTGCTGTCACGTTTGCCATTGCAGAGACTGGAATCTTTCAGGGGATTGGTAGCTTGGTAACCCTGATTGCTCGTGATGAAGTGCTGCATACCCGCATGGACTACGCAATTCTTAATATCCTAAAGCAAAGTCCTGAGTGGGTGAACACTTTTAAAGAGCTGGCTCCAGATATTAAGTCTGTTTTGGATGCTATCACAAACCAAGAGCTGAGTAATGCTGACTACTTGTTTAGTGAAGGTCGTCAAGTGATCGGTCTTACATCTGGGCTACTTAAAGAGTATACGCTTTACATGGCACGCCCTTTGTATGTTGCTCTGGGTATTCCCTTTGACTTTGAAGTGATTGAAAAGAATCCTTGCAGTTACATGGATAAATACATCGACAGCTCCAAGATGCAAGTAGCTCCACAAGAGATTCAGATTACTTCTTACAAGATTGGGTCGGTGAAAGACGATACTGAGAATCTTGATTTGGATTTTGATTTTTAATAAAAAGGAGAATAAGATGTTTATTGTGTACGGTGGAGAGAAATGCAGCTATTGCACTAAAACTAAGATGCTGCTTGACATGCGAGAGAAAGATTATCAATACTATGATATCTACGATCAATGCAACGGAGCAGAAGATGGATGTGAGACACCTCTCACATATCGTGACCAGCTATTCACCCTAATGCAAGATATGGGACTTCCTCTTCCACGCAGTATTCCTCAATGCTTTGTTGTGAATGGAGGTGAGATGGAGTATATTGGTGGCTTTGATAATCTGAAAGAGTATTTGGGAGAGTAAGGTTCCGGTGTAACTCTTTTACCCGTTGCCATTATTTTTCATATAAGCTACGCTTTGCACAAACAAAATATAAGCTTCGCTTTTAAAAGCAGAGCACCAATACGGAGTATTGTGTGAGCGTAGCGAACATTCAGGAGAGAGAGGATAAATTGAAATAAAACTAAGCTCTTATATTTTTACTTAATTATTTTTAATATATATCATTTTTACTATTGTAACTATGGTTCCCAGTGGCAGGGGTATTTGGGTTACTCCGGCTGGAATTAAAGTTACATTGGGAGGATAAAATGCAGAAAGTCCGAGTGACTTTGAGTGAGGAAGCTTCGATGAATCTGATTGCTACAATGGAGAGAATGGGTCATTCATCGCCCACTCACACAGCAAATCTAATCATTACTAAATTCAGTAAACTACTATCCCCGAGCGAGGAAACCAATGCACGAGCCAAACAAAGAAACAGTTGACAGTTATTTTCCGACATACCATAATGTTACGAAAGCAACACACCTTCTCAACTTAAACACGGGAGAATATGAGAAGTTCCCTGATGTGCAGAAGCTTGTCTTTCATTACATGCTTGATAGATGGAAGTTCTTCAAAGGACAGGGTAATGGCTATTTTGATAACCAAGAAGACATAGCAACTGCTTGTTGTGTCGTGCGTAAGACTGTCGGCAAAGCTATTAAGCTTCTTGCTGACTGCGGCTATTTGTCGGTGAAAGGTAAAATGTCATTCAACCATAGAAGTAATTCCTACATCTTTGACAGAGAGTTAAATCTTGCTATTCTTGATAAAGAGGGTAAGATTATGGAATCTTTCAGGACAAATATAATTGGTTCTACAAAGCTTGACAAGAAAGTAGCTAAGAAGCCTGTCCCACAAAAGAGTTATATTCCAGCTCCGAGTTGGGACGACGAAGAAGGATTACCATTTTAGGAGGTGTGTTGTGAAGAAAAAGAAATTACTCTATGGTGTTGGAATAAATGATGCAGATTATGCTGTGGAAAAGTGTGAAACGATCAACTATGAAAACGGTGAACAAAAGCGGAAACTTGTGTGGATTTGTCCATTCTACTGTAAATGGAGAGACATGCTTCGGCGGTGCTACTCCGCTAAGTGGCAAGAAAAGTATCCAACCTACATTGGCTGCTCTGTCTGTAAAGACTGGCTTGTCTTTTCAAACTTTAAACATTGGATGGAAAAGCAAGATTGGGAAGGAAAACAATTAGATAAAGACCTGTTGCTACAAGGTAACGAAGTATACAGCCCCCGTGCCTGTGTCTTTGTGGACAAGAAGGTTAATTTGTTCGTAACTGAAAGAAATGCTTCTCGTGGGCGATTGATGATTGGTGTCTGCTGGCATAGAGGGGCTAATAAATTTCAGGCGCTGTGTGGCGATGGATCAGGAAAGCAGAAACATCTCGGACTCTTCGACACAGAACTCGAAGCTCACAAAGCATGGCTTGCTTTTAAACTTGAACAAGCTAAAATTCTTGCTGCTGAACAATCTGACCCTCGTGTTGCTAAAGCTTTGATTGAACGCTACGAAAACTATGTGATTGAAGAGTGATAAATCGCAGACAAAAGAAAGCCCCGGAGGAGCCAATTTAAGGTTCTTGCCGGGGCTTTTAGTTTCTTCTTGTATTGACAAAGCTATTCACTTGTAGCTTCTGTTCTCTTGACTGCAACATCAGTGATAGTGAGCGAGTTGTGTAGACTGTTATTGTTGATTAGTCTTTGTTTAGGCTCTTTCTTAGACAACTGCTCTACTTTATTTTCCAGTAATGTGATCTTTCTGGATGTAGAGAATTGGTAATCATTCTGAACTTTAGCAAGGGTGTTGATTTTATTCTCAAGGAAGATGGTGTTGTTTCCAATCACCTTCCTATTCTCATCCCTCACCATCTCAATCTGTTCAAGTAGATTGTTGGCTGCTACGTTATCTTGTGTGCTGCCCCAAAGAATAATCAGTAAGGCGACAGCTAAGAGCAGAAAAACAAAATTTACAACATTCTGTAATAGCGTCCCCACGGGAGTCCCCTTACACGCCATTACGGCTTCTGCTTAAAGTAGACATCGAGTCTAGAGATGATGCTTGCTTGTAAAAGGTCTTGTCGGGCTAGGATATCGCTCTTTAGAGCATCCATTTTTGAATTAAGGCGCTCTTCCAATTCCTTCAGATCACCCCGATCAACTTTCACCTTGTCCATTGCAATTACTTTGGCTTCAAGGTTTTCCACACGCTTTCCTTGCTCTTGAAAACTCCACACTACAAGGCTCATGACGATAGTCATGAGGCCAAGTGCAGCCCTCTCCCAATAGGTGTTAATTCGCCTGTCTACAATCACCGCAGATGTTTCTATTGGTTGGTTATTTCTGTTCGGCATCATAAAGCTCCGCTATCTTTTTCTTGTGCTCTCTCTGTCTCTCAAGCAAGGATTTATATTTAGCAATACAGGAAGTGTTCTCTACATATCCAATACTGAGGCTTCTAACAGACCACCCAGCTTCTTTAGCTACACAAGGATCAACAAGAAGACTATCTGGTGTTGTATGCACCCTATCTCTGTATCGCACTTCGGTGGGCTTCGTTGAGCATCCGCTGAAGATCAAGAGGCAACACACCATCAATGTCCACAACGTTAGTTTCTTCAACATCCGAGGATTCCTTAGTTGTTGGATTAGATTTCTTTGGGATGCTATCTATCTGCTTTACAATCTCTTCTTTCTTCTCATCCAAGGCTTTCTGTTCTTCGTTGTGCTTACTATTGATTTCATCAACGATGAGACAGGATTTAGTAGCCTTTTCTACATCAGAAACAAGCGTTGCATTAGCTTTCACTAAACGATCCACATCAGCTTTGAGCGTTGCTTTGTCGCTATAGAATGAGTAGGAGAGATAACCAAACAAAGAAGTGAGGGAGAGTAGAACAGCTATGATTATGATAAATAGTCTATTCATCCTCTTCCCTCATATCGTCGTAAGACTGATCTACGAACCTACCAACCAGACCAAGCAACCCGATAATAGATGCCAGAACAGCCAGAGTTCCGAAAGCCATCTGCGAAGATAGAACGCCTAACACACCCAACCCACTGACAGATAGTGCCACCAACAAGTTTGCTACAATGGAGAGAAAGCTGTAGGTTTTAAGAATCTTTTTCCAATCTTCGTGAAATTTCATTATATTGCTCCAAGAATTCTTTATATTCTTTTTGTTTCTCTGGTGTAAGCTCTCCGAGGCAATAGGGCATTGTCTTTTCTCTGCGGATCACCAACCCTTTTAGCTTTTTACCACCTGCATAAACCCATCGTGTCAATTGCTCACAAGCTTCTTTGTGTTTCCCTTGATTGACAAGACGGAGAAGGGTACTACCTTTGACAGAGTTGATACCAAGGTTGAAGGTGAAGTCATTCAAAGCTTGACGTTGCCATTCAGAAGCATAGGGGACACGAACAACACTATCAATTTGCTTTAAGTGTTTCTTCCAGTCCTTGGCAAAGATTTCCATGCACTCATCTTCTGTGTAGGAAGATTTTATTTTCTCTCCCTTCTGAACAAGATGTCCAACACACTTGGTTTTCAACCCAACAGGATCGGAATATGGTTGTAATACCAATCCCTCTGCGGGCAGGCTAAGGTCATATGCAACAAAAGCAGCTGGGGCACTAAGCCCCGCTGCAATAAATGCTGCAATCAGTTTATTTTTGATTGCTTTCATTTTACACCGTTAGTGATTGGCGACAACTAATCCCCACAGCTTTAGCTAAGTCAGTGGTATTCATTACTTACCTATAAAAGCAGCATCCCTTCCATGGTCGAGTCTCACTCCCGTATTTCAGAGGGGGTCATGGGGATTCCTTTTAGGCAATAAAAAGCCCCGACTGGCGGGGCTGCTAGATGATGACCTGGCGCGACTACCCTAGAAACTCTACGGTGACTATTCGGCTGGATGTGCTTGCGTTCTTAATGGTCAGTCGGCCCCCGCTGCCCCACACTTTCAGGAGTCCGTCTGCTGGTTCAGTCGTTAGCCCTACGCCAGTATTGGTGCCAGCGTAGACAGCTGTTGCGCCATCAGCATCAACAACCACTTGGCACGCAGTTGTTCGAAACGCACCCATAGTCACTGTGGCGAAATAGCAGTTCCAGCCGTGCGCCGGGAGCGTGAACGTCTCTCCTGCCGCCAGCTCGACCCCGAGAAGGCGACGCGAACCACTTGCGGCCAGTCCTGTTCCGCGTACATCCTCCGGAAGATCAGGACCGGCGCTGACACCAAGCCCACCAGTTGCTCCGACCGCACTGTCATTAAATAGCCCCGAGGCACGGAGGAACCCGCGAATGGTCCCCTCCACGCCTACTAGGGTACGAGTCGTTTGCCCGGTATCGTTTGACCAGACCAGAGGAACTGAGCCGGTCATATTCCGGCAGTTCTTGGCGCTAACCAACGCCCTATAAGGGGCAGCCCCCCCGCTCACCGACAGTGCATGGATTAGCGATTGCGTCACTTGGCCCGCGATGCAGTTTTCGATGTGTAAGGATTGAGTATCGAATGTCGATGTACCGATACGCCCCACATTTTGCACAGCGCCGCGCACAGTGATGTTTCGACATTCGGTAGCCATCGGGATATTGGTTGACAGCGGCGCGGCGAACACGACCTCGCGCAACGTGGCGGACGCATCGACAGACGCATCAACGAAGTCTAACGTCGAAACGATGGACCCCGAGGCCGCGGTTCCTTGAAACGCCACCAAGGTCAGAACGTTCACGCCGCTCAGGAACGCCCGAATATCACTGGCACTGGCACTTCCGGTTTGAAAGTCGACAAGTGGATTAACGCAGCCGTCTGTTGGCTGTGTGTCCATGTGGAGCCGAAGCCCTTCGGCGTGAGAGCGTCCTGTCTGCGACTTGATCGCGCGCCCCCAGCAGTTTTTGAACCTGACCCCCCGGATGTCGCAAGATGACAGACCGTTAGATGTATCGACCGGGTTGGCAAATATTCCGATTCCATCCATGTCGTACTGGTAGGCCGGGTCGAGCGAGTAAACGTCGGAGACGCTACCACCTTCAATTTCGGTACGACGTGCATACGCGCCCGCAACGCCAAAGTGGTTGGTTACCAGTATCCCGGTGATTCCGTTGCTACCGATAACCCCAGCGCCCGGCCGCATTTTAATGTTGGTGGCCGAACAGTCCCGCAGCCGCACCAACTGGAATCCACCGCGCACGCAAAGACCGGAAGACGCAACACCTGCCCCGACCTGCATTTCCGTGTCGAAAACTTCCAGGCCGTTGGCGTGAAACTCGGTCCCATCTACGTTTGCCGTGGGTTGTATAAACATCACACCGGTGTGCGCTTTACCTGCGAACTTAAAGGAGGCGCTGCCAGTAACACGGTGCTTATATCCAGGCTGCAATGTAACTTGCAGGCCTACCGGGACATCAGATGGGAGTTGGAAGTCTAGAACTGTATCTTCCAGGTTCCAATCGACAGCTCCGCCCGGGCTTATCGAAAGCGCCGACGTAACGACGATACTTAAACCCTGAGCGCTAAATGGTAAACTGTTAGCGCTGGCATACTCAGCTGCGGCTTTGAAGCTGGCAGCGTCAGCCGGTGAACCATCGCCGATATAACCGAACATCTTAGGAGTTATTGTGATTGACATATTGCGCAACGTGGCACCTAAAGTCCCCTCCTGATACTCTTGGTCGGCGTCATAGCCGATTAATCCTGCCCCGACAGCTTCCCCCAACTCTTGTCTCAATGCATCGGTATAATTAGCAGCATTAGCTTCTGCTACATCTAATTCTGCGGTCTTAGCAAAATACTCTACGTTTTGAAAAGCAGCACTACCGAGTGTTGAGAGGGTGAGTTCCACATCTTCAATTCTATCACTAAGATCGGAAGAGCTTTCAATGGGCACTAAAGTAGAGCCATCGAATTGGTACAACACCCCTGTGGTGCGAATAACAAGAACAAACCAACGTGGTGTTGGGGAGGACAGCCAATTACTTGAAACTCTAAAATACAACCGACTATCCGTGGTCAAGAAGTATGCGCTACCGTTACTCGGATTTGCGGGCAAGGTGTCTATAATTCCATCAATATTTCTATCAAAGAGGAATGAGAACTTAAGAATGTTTTCATCCATACCATCATTCCAACCGCTCTCCCCCAAGTTCCAACCATATTTTGCTTCTAATTGTGGAGTTATTTTCTGAACCATGTTACAAATCCTCCTTTAATATCCAATAGCCACCCAGTGAACTGTATTATTAGTGTTGTCACTAGTAATCCCTACTGTCATACCCGTACTAGTAAGGTTTGTTGTGTAAGCAGAGTCGGCATTACTACCAGTCGCGCTACCGAATCCCGCAAGACCGATCCGACAAATGTTGTCAAATGCCGTAGCAAATGTCACGCTGGTGGACGTTGACCCACCGAGGGTGACCGTCCCCCACTGTACAGTAAAACCCCCAGGGAATTTTTGAAACCCGAGGGCAGCGGTCTGCCTATTTGCACCAAGAAAAGCATCTGCTAGACGTTGAGGAGTAAGTAAGACATTGTTGCTTGTCAATGCCTGAGACTGTGCTGCTGATGCAATGGTCGTCTTACCATCAACCTCCGTTTTTGTATAAGTTTCCGCCTTACTATACACACTTAAATTTGTACGGAAGGTTGCAGGATTGTACTCACTCCCGTTATTTGAAATACGGGCATAGCGGGCATCGCTTTCTGTTGCAGTGTAAAAGTCTCCCGCAGAAGCAAAAGCAATAATCCAATAATCGTTGTTAGTGTCTAAATCAGGATTTTGGGCTGTGTGCGTCTGAACACAACGATAAACCGTACCAGTAGAACCTTGAACATAACTTCGGTCTGCTTGGTATTCTGTCTCACTATCCCAAACAGGAATACCGTGCTGATTCAAGTGGGCAAGCATCTGATCTTGCTTATAATCAATCTCGTTGAAGTATTGACGAGGAGGGATTTCTACTTGCCAACCAGTTGCGTATTTAGTATCACCGGGATAAATCCGATCCCCACCACTAGCCCATACATTGTTTAGATTGCTAGGCTTCAAAAATTGTGCCATTTGTTTCCTCTCTTAATTAGTAAAGCGTAGCCCAAAGACCGCCATCGCCAGTAAGCTCGAAATCTGAGTCGCCATATTTAAGACCATAACCCAGACCATAACCGTAAGTGCCTGTGAACTCACCAAAGCCTTTAGCGCCCGGCGCACCTTGAAACCCAAAGTAATTCCCCCCATCAAACTCTCCGTAATTAATACGGACACCAACTGTTTTAGGAATGAGTCTTGAAGGGTAGCCTTGAGATGTGCTCACGTAGTTCAGAAGAGCTTTCTCAAAAGCTGTTAGAATACGCCCGAACATCAATGTAACTTGAGCATCACCCTCGGAGCTGATCGATATGGGAAGATCAAAGATCGTGTTTACAACGGTGATGAATTCTTCTGGTGTAGATGCTGTTACGTTCTTGAATATCTTAGCTTTGATAAACTTACGATATGTCGCATCGTCCAGCAAGACGTTACCGCCAAGAGGTGTTCCGTAGTTGTAGAACAAACCGCCAGTGCTTGAATTACCAAGCTCCCCAAAGCTTTGTGCATTAGTTGCACCTTGCAAACCAAAGTATTCGTATAGGTCTGCTTCAAGAAGTTCCCTTGGTTGCCCAACAATCCTGCCAATTACATTAAGTTGTTCACCCTCTGCTGTATCAATACTACGAAGCTGCATCACTTGTTTTAGAGCTTCTTGAATCTCAACTTGACCAAGAATCAACAACTGCAAATACTTGTCGAAGATAGGCTTGTCGGTGAAAGCGTAGGTTACGCGATTACGGGCTTCTTCGAGATAGGGTACTGTGTCAAACTCATTTAAAGCCATCAGCACCCTCCTTAAGATACAGTGATTACGATGTTATTTGGATCAAGAGAAAACAACTCATTGAAAGCGATAGGGATGTTTACTGTCCCTGTTGGACTCGGAGATGTTCCAATAGTTAGACTATTTACTTGATGGCCAGCAACGCTATTGATGGGTGTGTAAAGGCGGCTGTAAACGACATCATCACCAATCCCAAACTGTGCTTCCATGTATGCAGCAATTGCATCTTTAATTGCCTGCTCGCCGTTTTGTGGGAAATCAGAGTTGGTGGTAATATCCAAGTCAATATAAATGGTGACAGGATTTGGACGCTCAAAACCAATATCGTGAGGGAAGCCTTGACTATCGTAGATAGTTACAGAAGTGTTACCATAACTGCGGATACCAAGAGGCTTATTTTCCCAAATACTTTGTGCAATGTTTGTGGAAATACCACCAAGAACAATCGGCATAAAGCTATGAGCAGGGATACCATTAGCATCCGTTACATCAGTATCGTTCTCATAAATAACCACTTGCTCTACAGTGTCAAGGTTAATCAGAGCAGAATACAGGGCTTCAAGAATGTTAGAGGCACGTTCAAACTTGCTTACACGGAAGCGTTCACGAAGCTCTTCGTCTGTTTCAATGAATCGGCCAGCAACAGCACTAATAGGGTTTGTAACACTATCCCATCCAAGCACCGGAGTAGAGATTGTGGTGATCGTGTTGGGAGATTGTTCAATTGGACCGTAGTTCTGAGCAATCAAATCACCAAGCTTAGTGATCTTAGTGAAGCCTAGGTTAGCGGATCGGGAGAACGTTGCTGTCTGGAAAATATCATCAAGACGGACATCTAGAGTGCTACCAACAACAGTTGCAACTAGTGTGGGGTGGTTAGCATCAATTTCTGCTTTCAGTCCTGATAGAATACTTGCTGCTGTTGCAGAAGGTCCACTTGTGAAGCTTACAGTGGTGCTTGATGTAAGACGAGAATAGGTGATAGTATAGAGGGTGTTATTGGCAACAGTTGTAACCGCAACAACAACACCAGAAGCCAGAGATGGCGACAATGCTACACTTGCTACAACATTAAAGCTTTGTCCAGTTGTGCCACTAGAAACAACACTTCCAGCAGGGATCAAAGTACCGTTATTGCCGGTGAAAAGAGCTTGAGTTGTAGTGTAAGTGTTAGAGAAGCGAGTGATTCCACCAAGAGCTACAAGATTATCAAGAGCAATACCTGTTGCTGAGTTTGGATCAAAAGCCGAGTATACTTCTTGTACAGCCTCCCAAAGATCAGCCTCTCCCGGAGCGGCAAGTGCAATTAGTCGTCCAAGTGCTGAACTGGCAGACGTGTCTACTACATCACCAACAGAAACGAGGTCTTGAAAAAGCTCGACAGCCTTGGCTCTATTGTCAGCTAAAACTTCAGACAGGCGTTTAATCACCAAGCCTTCAGGTGTAATACCTGCCATAAATTAAGCCCCTATGTTGTTAATTTCTACTGAAGCAACTTCACCATTCGTACAACGAACACTGAATTTTGCGGAATAAGTTCGATTGTCTAAGATAGACGAGTAACTCAGTATTTCAGCAACACCATTCTCTTCTAGGATTTTTTCTTGGAAGATTCTGTCAGCGACAGATTTTGGTGTTTTTCTTCCTAGGATGCGTTGGAAATAAGGGATACCATATGTAGTATCTAAGAACCACTCTTCTTGGAATGTACGAAGTAGAATAAACAGCCGCTGTTGAACATTTTCCGTAAACGGCTGTGTTACATCGGTCTTAGTTAGTGGTCCATTATTCCAGATGATATCGCCAACCGAATAATCTAATTTAAAATCCATTACTGCGGACCTCCGGTTGTGCTAGGACCAGATTGGACCCCTGTATGAACGTGACTATCAAACACAATTCCATTTGAATTAAAAACACCTGCGTGTGTAATATTTCCAACCCACTCTGTATCTGCAACTTCAACCGACATATAGGAGGCCGACACTGCAACATTTTCAGCTTGAAGTTGAACGTCTGCGTTAGTCTTAATTAAGAAGTTACCTTCAGGGGTCATTCTCATTTCAACTTCGTTAGCTGTTCCAATATTATGTGCAACAACAGTATCTTTTGTGCTATGAGGCCAGAATCGTGAAGACGGGTTATTCACTGAAATGATTGAAGGTTGAAGACCTGGGACAAATATAGCGTCGCCTTTATCAAACTTGGCAAAGTTTAGCGGCGCAGACGGGAATCCTTGACTGTTCTTCCAAGCGTCTAAGTTTCTCATCGAAAAGATTGCAAGACCTGTATCACCAGCTTGGATGGGGAAGGTAAAAGCTGAGGTTCTGCTGCAAGGAAATACGACAGGGACGCCTAATATTGGAGTTCTCTCTTTTACAGTGCCGTCTTTGGTTCGTTGATTGATGCTTGGTTGGATGTTAACCATTGCACCATTTAAGCTATCAATAACCCCAAGTACCACACAAGGAATAGCTGTCCATATCTCATTCAGGAGTTTGTTTGATTGTGCATTAAGTGATTCTTGAAAAAGCTCTTTCATTTTGTACTCACCACCTTTTCAATAGCACTGGCCTTAACTTCAGTGAACCAATCGTTGTCCCTCCAACCACCAAAGTGCCGCACATCATCAACCTTGTACCAACCTTGAATGAGTGTGTCTTCCAGCTTAACGATAGAGCCAGCAACGATATCTGGATTTAAGAGCATTCTCCACTGGACGCCTTGCTTCTTAACTTTATCTTTCTTTGATCGGCGCTCATCTGATGTAACACGATAAGCATTTTCAATCAAACCTGTATATCTTGATACTACGTAAGCCTGATCGAAGTTTTCGTCATTTGCTCTGTCTTTGTCGTGGACATACAAAACGTCGTCATCTACTTGCCAATCAAGTTGGTATTTCTCGCTCAGCTCATTCAGCATCTGCTTAGGTGTGCCGATCAGCGGATAACCATACAACACTTGATTGTTTAGATTTGTGCCGTTGTATACACCGCGAGAAACGCCGGGAAGATTCTTACGGATATCTTCTAAAACCGCTTTAACATCTCGTCCGGGACTGGTAAGTTGGTTTAGGAGTGTATGGTTAAGATCAGTATAACCACTACCCATACGCAGTTGAGTAATCCTATCTGTTCCACTTTTTCTAGTGGTTACTAGGTATACTTGCCCAGCAAAAAGCTGTTTAATTCCAATATCTCTATATCCTACAGAGAAGGAAGCAAACGGGTAATCTGTATCCAAGACTCTCAAAGATTCGTCTGAAAGGTTATATATCTCTATAGCTGCGGAGTTTGTTTTATCTTTATTGTTGGCAGACTTACTAACATCAAACGTAACTTGTAAATTTTGGATTAGTAGTCCATCTCCACTCTTCCAATCTCCGATTGAGAGAGAGTATTCCCTGTTACGTTGAAGTAGCATTCTTATTCTCCGTCTTCGTAGATGTAAAACATCCTGTAATACTTAGCTAAGTCTTTGGGATATGTCTTGTAAAACTCATCGCCAATCTCAGCAATTGGCTCCATCCAAAAGAACCCTGTTAGTTCATCAATCACGTAGTCTTTTAGTAGTGGGAAGTGGGGAACAACAGCTTGACCCCGTACCAAAGCTTCGCCATCGGCTGTAAACAAAGAGAGTGTGTAAAGCTCCATTCTGTTGTTATACAGAAACTCAAGGTTGTACGAATTACCCTCTAGAGTGATTGAATACCCGTAGTAATCGTCTCCAAATAGCGGTATATCTACGTATCTAAGTGTCATAGTTCGTCCACCGCTGCTCTCAGAGGGTCTGTGTCTTTAGGGGCACCATCGTCGCCTGCTGTACCAATTGTACTATCTTGTTTACCCTTACTAACCTTACCAGATGCTTTACCTTGGAGTTCAGAACGAATATTCTCTGGAATTTGTGTCTTTTGAAGTGTTATAAAATCCACTTTCTCCAATGTTAAGTCACAGAATAACCCATACCCAGTATTGATATCTTCTCTGATACTAATACTTGTAACAACAAGGTCACGAACGATATTAGTCAGCTTCAGTTCATCATACTCGTACAATGAAACAACTTGGATGTTGCTGTCGTATTGTCTAGTATCTTGGTTATAGACTCGGCCAGTTACAAGGTTCTGAAGAACTCGCTTAAGGTATGGGAGATAGTCTAGGCGTTCTTCCTGCATAACAACTTCTGGTTCAGTGTTGGGAAGAAACTGACCAATGCTGTTTGGAATGAAACTTTTTACTTTATCAAACAATCCGTTGCTTTGCATAATGTAGACAGGCTCAGTGACCATATCTACGTTGTAGGGAGCAACGCCATCTAAATCCATAATAATGAAGGTTGCATCGCTAACATCAACTGCCGACATTACGGCTGAGATGTTATATACTGAGTTCTCTTTAATAAAGTGGTCAGTAATCCTTCCACCACCATCTACAGGGTGTTTAGTAACCTGACCACGATGTTGCTCAGAAAATGAAGTTACAGC